GCCGGGAGGGAAGTCATGGGACGATCATCCACGGCGCGGGCAACAAAGCCCTCATTCTCCATTTCCTTGACAGTCCTGCGGGTGAACTCAAGGACGTACTCTTTCCCTTCAAAGGAAAAGCGAATCGTTTTAGCCATTGCTAAAAACCTCCATCTTCAATGAATTGTTCGTTACGAGGGAAATTCCTCGGTAATGACGGAACTCGGGGCAATCGAAATGCTCATGCCGCGCACTTCGTTCACGCCGCCACCCGTGGGATGTGCGGTAAGCTGTCCGTCGAAGTTGAACTTGCCGAGACTGCCGTCAGGCACACCAGCAGAGGTATGACCGAACCAGATACCGTACTTCTCGGTCTTGCCCTCCAAGGCTTTCAGGGCCTGATACGCCGTCATGTCGTAGTTGGACTTGAAGTTCATGCCGTCATTACCCATGATACCGAGGATGTATGTGCGCATCTTGTCGGACAGGGTAGTGGTTTCCAGCATATCGGGGTCTTGTCCGATGTCCGGGAACTCGGTAATATCAACCAGCTTGCCGTAAGTGGTCGTATTGCCCGAGACAGTTCCGTGCATCAGATAAGTACCATAGGTGTTAGTCGCCATAGTTCCTTACCTCCTGTAAAAGTATTTACCGTCCGTTGCCACACGGTAGCGGGCAACAATTCGGTAGATCGAAGCGTTCTCCATGTTCGGAACGGGATTGAGTGCCAGCCTCCGAAAATTCATGGAGTAGAGCAGGGAGTCAATCACATTCGCAATCGCCTTGCACTCGGACTTCTTAGATTTCGTCTTGTTCGAGTAAATATTGATCTCGAACATAACCAAATCTGTTTCTCCACGCCCTGTATCATGTCGTTCAGGTATGATAGAATTATCAGCCATCACGACACTGACGTGCGGAAAAACGGAAGGTGATTTCACATACTCCGTTGCAAGATCAATGCCCGGAAACTCGGTTCGCAGAACCGTAGCTATTCGGGTAAAGACCTCATTCTCGCAATCGTTCATATGAACACCTTCCTTGCTATATCCTCGAACTTCGTTTCAAGTTCTCGGATAGTGCTGTACATACTCATGTTCGCCGGGTTGCCGTGGGACTTTTTACCGTGAGCATAGTACCATCCGTTAGGGTCATCCCAGTGTCCCTTGCCGAGTTCACTTTCAGACCACGAACCATGTACCATGCCGGTATCAGCACCTTCGGGGTGAGAATCAGGGTAGGCAATACCAGTACCAAACTCAATGAACAGTGTTGCTTTCCCTGTCGCTACAACGGCAACTTTGTTCTCTCCCCGTTCCTCAATGAAACAGGTTACGTCATTATCGCCGTCGTAAATGGCCTGTTCAAACTTCACAGACGCGATGTTCACTCCCTCTGCTGCCAGTGCTTCGAGAAAGACCTTTGTCCGTTCTACAAGCCACTTCCTGTACTGTTCGAGTTCGCGTATCGCATCGTCCAGACTTGCCGAAGTCAACGATACTTTCACAACCCTTTTGCTCATGAGACTTTCACCTTGCTTACGGCAACGGCAATCACGTTGAGGGATTTAGCCACTCGCCGCACAGTGTAGTCGTACAGAGGTTTTCCCGTCTTATCGTAGGCAGGTTCTTTGTCTACGAAAAGAACGGTATTCTCGTCAATCGGACAATCCATGCAATCGGTCAGCAGAACCTTGTCGTAGGAGTCCAGATTGCCGAACGTATTCAACTGCGCCTCACCAGTAGCAGGGGACACATTGCAAAGCAATTTAACAGGTTCGTGATACAAGATTTCCTTCTCGCCAGTCTCGTACCCACCGTCGTAGATAGGAACTTCTTTGTTGAAAAGGCAGTACCACACGGACTGTAAGTTTCGCTTTTGCAGCCTCACTTACATCACCCCCACCATAGGAGTAATGCGCCGCAGCAACGTAGGCGGTATGTCCCCGTCCTCGTAATGCCGGGTAACGCCGTTTTCAGAGTGGACGGTTTCACCTTCCGCGCCTCGCTTATTCAGCATATACGCAGCGATTTCCACCTGAACGGTATCGTACTTCAAAGGCATTTCCTCTGCGCCGTCGCCGTAGGGATATGCTTTTGCCAGCACTACGTTCTTCGCCAGAGTCAGGAAGGTGGACAGCACGTCATTCTCTGTCTCGCCTGTCATGCTCGTAAGCATAGTCAGCTTTTCAGCGTCAGTCATGTTGTCCACCTTCTTTCGTCAATTAGCCCGCAGCCGCCACGTCGCACTCACCAGAGTACACAGTGCCAGTAGCAGAGCCGGTAGCCGTGACCTTGCAGCGGTAGTGCTTTTCAGCGTCAGCCGCCTTGACGGTCAGGGTCGCCGTGTTGTAGCCGGTATAGCTGGAAGTCAGGTCAGTCCAGACAGTGCCGGTCTTTGCGCGAACCTGCCACAGATAGGCCAGAGTCGGCGCAGAGGACGGAGCCGCAGGGCTGTAACCCACACTTTCCACGGACACCTGCGCAGTATCGTCAGCCGCCACAGTGGACTTGTTCAGAGTAGCCTCAGCCAGCACAGCGGGAGTTTCCACAGTGGCAACCTCACCGACCACGCGCACAGACCTGCTGTACTTCGGAGCCTCGAAGTTCTGACTGATACCCGTGAACATGCCGTGATACCACTCCGGGCCGTGGTCAAGACCGATCTGACCGAAAAGCTGGAACTTCTTGCCAGCACCGACCTTCGCCAGTTCTTCGAGGAAGAAGTTGCCCTTGCCGGGGACGGGCTGGAACACGGGAGCGATAACGTCCAAATCCAGCAGCAGGGCCGTACCAGCGGGCAGGAACTCGCCCAGATACAGGTACACAACCCCGATGGGGGTAATCACGCTGGACAGCGCGATACCGTTCACGTCACGCGCAGCCGGGACGATGGTCAGGCCATTCTGGACAGCATCAGCGTTGATCTGGAACAGGGTCACGGCATCGCACCACAGCACCAGCCCGGAGGTCGGAGCGTTCGCCTCGTACACCTTTTTCAGCATGTCAGCGATGTCCCACAGACCGAGGGGCTTGTTCGCCATCGCGGTCACGTTGGTTTCGATAGCCGCAACCAGACCACGGGTCTTGTTGACCTCGGAATCAGCGGTCGCCTTGTTGTACACGCCGTTGATGAAGGTGTACTCGATGTCGCGGTTCACCTTCTGCATCTTCGCGGCAATCTGGAAGTCCAGTTCATTGATGGGGTTCGCCTGCTGGTTCGCCACGTTCAGGCCAGCCAGAGTACCCATGTTGCTCTCCTTCGCGTAAGAGATACCCACCGCCTCCATGAAAATCTGGGTCACGTTGGTTTTCTGGGCGCGGGTGATGATCGTCGCGTTAGGCGCGGTCAGAGAAGCAGCCTCAGAAATGTTCGGCTGTGCGCCGCCGCCCGTGGTATACTCCTGCCCGGTCACGAACTCAACGTGGTTCGTGGTTTTAGCCTTGCCGCCGATAGCAGCGGACAGGGGAGTACGGGTATTACCCTTGTTGAACAGCATACCGTTATAATTCAGTACGCCAAAACTCGTAGCAAGAACATCAGACATGATTTGCTACCTCCTTTTCTCTTAGTCGGTTATCTGCTTCGCCGCTTCTTCGGCTTGCAGACGGGTGTAGTATGCAGCAGCGGAGAAGTTACCACTTGCCTGCGCCTCGGCAATCATCTTGCCGTAGTCCATGCCGCCGTTATCCGCGCCAGCGGCAGGGCGGGCGGTTCCTCGCATCTGGTCGGCTTTCATGGTTTTCTTCTGGGCTTCAAGGTAGGTCTGCTGGTTTGCAAGAACCGTGTCCATGTCGCCATCCACCATAGCAGCGGCGGTCTTGTCGGCAAGGTCAGCGTCGTAGCCCATAGACAGCAGCTTCGCCTTTTTCTCGGACAGCGCGATAGACCGTTTCAGGTCAGCGTTCTCCTTCATGGCCTTGTCGTAGTCCTCCTTCTGCTGTGCCGCAGCAGCTTCGGCCTCCGTCTGTTTACTGCGCAACTGCTTCTTGTAGTCCGCAGCTTCGGAGTTCGCCTTAGACAGCGCGGTTTTCAGTCGGTTCACTTCGGCATCGTCGCCAGCGGACAGGTGCATAGCTTCAAGGGCGGCAGAAATTTCATCCTCAGTCATACCTTCCTTGTAAGCATCGCCAAGCAGGTTCGTCAGGTAACTCATGGTAAGTCCTCCTTTGCGTTTGTAGGGTTCACTCCCTGTATTGTCTGTTATATACCGTTGTCTCGGTTTGCGATTTGATAAGGGAGTTTCCCTACTCCCATGAAAATAGGCTTGCGCCTACAATTCATCACTTGCTTTCAACGTAATCCAGCAGCGGCAGTTTACGTTGTTTTCAGCCTTTTCAAATCCTCCGGGAACCGCCGCATGATCGCCGTCGAAGGTGTAAAAGTCCTCGTAGTAATCCACACTTGTACCTTCAAGGTAGTTATGCGTATCACGTACAAGAGCATCACCGACTGTATGCCATGTTTTAATTACTCCCGAGTCGGTTTGTTCTATATACTGCCTTGCGCCGTCATCGACCGCCTGATTGTAGACTCTGTGATACTCGGACTCTGCCAGCGTTTGCAGCCCGTTCAGGTCATCCGCTATCAAATGGTTATATATCCTGTCCTCGAAGGTCTTGCCGTCAATAATTGCGTATATCACGTCGCGCATGGTATCAACGTCAACTTCCGTATCGTAGGCCAGCATAAGACCAGCGTTTTCAATACCATATCTGTAAGCGTTTATCAGGAAAGAAAGGAAATCGTCGATAATCTGTTCCAGCCGGGATAGAATATCTTTATCTCTCGCAGACTCATAGCTGATCGCCGTCATCTTGTTGATTTCGTCAAACGCCAGCAGATACCGCCGAATCATTTCTTCCATGATCTCACCTACAAAAATAGGGACTATGAGCGTTTCACTCACAGTCCCATCGGACTACCCGCCGCCTTTGCGTCAGGCTTCTTTCATCTTCATTTTTCGCTTGATCTCAACGATAGTAACCTTGCCCTGCTCAATCAGGATTTCAACCCTGCTGCCGTGTTTGAGAAGATTTTCTATCGTCGCCGTCATTTCCTTCGTTATTACCGGGGACATTGCCGTTCCCTCCATTCATCTTAGC